CTCTTAATGATATTTATAAGAATCTATCAAATAATGCCGTAAACACTGCCCTTTGCAAAGGTTTGCTTTGCTAAATATCCGTATGGATAGACCTATTTGTAATGCATGTAACCGGCGATTAGTAGCAATAAATTATATTCGAGAAGGTAAAAAACATTATCGCACTAGATGTGATAGTTGTACACGAAAAAATCGCAAGACGAAACCCTCAGTTCCTCGTTGGCAATTAGACGGTTATAAAAAGAGAAGAACCTGTGACCGTTGCGGCTTTATTTCTAAAAGCGGAGCACAGATATTAGTGTATCATATGGATGGAAATCTCAACAACAGTAATCTAGCAAATCTTCGAAGTGTCTGTTTAAATTGTACTGTAGAAATTACAAGATTAGATTTACCGTGGAAGGTTGGAGATCTCATTGAGGACTGATTGTTTGAGTTGTTCTAGTGTACTGTTGTTATAGATAGTTGTGTTAAACTTGTTGTTCATGTCAATCCACTTGTACTCACTGACATGCACGTCATAAGACTCCATTAGATTACCGCCTGTGGTATTATCTAGCATAGCACAGCCATACCACTCAGGAACATCTCCACGTTGCACACGCCAAATTTCTCCGCCTAGTTCTCTAATCATATCTTGTTCGTTGCGAAAACGCACATCAGGAACAACATAGTCTCCTGGATTGTCCAGCATTTGTTTTTTAAGTAAACTAACCCAAATGCTATCATCAAATCCATCTCGCATACACTCAGTACCAAATTCTTGCAACACTATCCTTGGCGTAATTTTTCTACCTGTTTCTTGAGTCCAAAAGTTATCCTGTACTTCACGCCATTGGCGACTTTCATCAGTGTCGCCTTCTAACATTGCTCTGTTCCAACCAAAGATAGTTGCAACACCATCTTTAAGTTTGTCAGCAAAACTTACTTTGGTAAAACCTTGTTCAACAAGTATGTCGCCAACTGAGCCTTTGCCACTTCCAATTAATCCACAAATACCTATAATCATCTTAGTTTTGTTACTCCTAGATGTTGAAGTGTTTGTTGTAGTAGATCAATTTGACGTTTACAATCTTCTAGTGCATGGTGACTGGCTTTTGGTTTAGGTAAATCTGGATACAAACTGTACACTGTTCTTGCATCACGCACATTCCAAAACTGCCAAGGTATTGGTAATTGTTCTTGCTTGTATGCATTTTCCAATATAACCATATCAAACGTTGTTCCGTTTGCCCATGTAAGATTACAATGAAAACACAACTTGCTCAGTTCTTCAAGTGCTTGCTTTAGTGGTATACGACCTTCTTCACCAAATGCTTCATCCTGTGCTTCTTCGGATTGTGTAGCCCACCATTCAACTGTTGCATCATCAACTTCTCTGTTGGGTTGACTATCTATATCAACTCGTGCATAGTAATCTTTAGGAAGGTAACCCAAAACATTTGGATCAAATGTTTGAGCGGCTATTGTGAGAATACAAGCGTCAGGGCCAGTACCTACAGTTTCTATATCTATCATAATGTCCATAATATCATTATAACAGATTCTAAAACTGTGTCAACCTATTTTCTTGTCTTAACTGTTTTTCTTGGTTTAATTGTGCCTTTGAGGCTTGACTTTGGTGGCTTGTATGCTTTTTGAACTTTACCACCTGAGCTAACACTGCCTTTACGCAACTTGTTAAGCATGCCTAACAATCTACTTGCTGGATTTACTCGTTTGGTCTTCTTGGATTTTCTTGCAGCAACTTTGCTTTTGGTTTTACGAGTCACTTTCATTTGTGCTCGCTTCTTTTGATCGATTGGCGTATCGCAATCTTTGGCATTGCCTACCACACGACCTTTTCTTGTACCACTAGTACAACGCCATTTGGTTTTTAGTTTGTTGCCTGTTCTACTGAACACCATTTCATGTTCAGTGATAAATTCTGATGCTCTCATTAACCAATTACCCAAGTAAGAGGCTGACTACCATCAACATAATTTTTAAGTTCTTCAACCATCTTATCCATGATTGCTTGACCTTCTGCTTTCATCTGAGCACCGTTTAATGCAGTACCACCTTGTGGTCCAGCAATAGTGGCAAACTTTTCTCTTGCTTCACCAACAATAAGTTTACAGTTGCCTACCATGTAATCTCTCATCCACTGTTGTGTTGAAAAGTCACTTAGCAATTGCACTTCTGGACGCAGGTTGTAGCACCAAAGTAATACAGTTTCACCTGACCCTTTGATATCACGCATCAGTGTTAATTGATTGGTTGCACTGTTGTAATTGTAATTGAGAAATCCGCCAAACATCTTAGCAGTTAGTTCAACGTACTGTGCATAGAAATCATATGTTGCAAGTCCGCCCATTTGATTACCGTTTAACAAGTAAGTGTTTAATGCCGCAGCACTAAATGGTTCAAAGGCAGTACCTTCTCCGCCATTGTCAAAACCAATTGTACGTCTAAACACTTGTCTAACAGTTTTAATTTCTCTGGGTAGTGTGTAGATGTTTGTATGATCTGCTAAAGTTAAAAAAGTATAACTTTCTTCAAATGCATTCTCTGCTCTTTGACGATACACACCTAGACTTCTTTGATATGCACTCTCATAATGAGCTGCATCTAATTCAATGTCGATGATACCGTCGCCCATTTGAAGCTTTACATAATCAATTGCTTCTTGTTTAAGTGTATCTAATGTTTGATCGAGTGTTTCAGTTGCCATGTATACCATCCTTGACAGTATTTATGAAAACTACCAAGCCTTGAGTATTACCACATGTTCGTTTCCGCGACCATTGTACTTGATCTCAGTTGATTTAATACTAGCAAATTGTTTTCTATTGTTGGGCTTACCACCATTCATTAGTTCTTTGATCTGCTCTGCTGGTTTACGCAGTGTTTTCTGCACACTCTTGTTTGGATCAAAACCAATTACACTGTTGCTTTTTATACTGTAGGTTTGTATTACTTCGTCAGCAATTACATATATCAACTTACGTGTTTTAGTATTGTAAAGCCATGCTTCGGTACCACCAACCATTTTTTCACTGCTAATACTGGTTAAGCCAAGTTCCTCAAACTTCTTAAGATACTTAAACTTCCTAGTTAGTTGTGCAGGTGTCTTTGCTTTAGCTGGTCGTGGTTGACGATCTGCTTTTTTAACCTGTACATAACTTGCACACTCGCCAACTGCACGTTCTAAAAACTTTTGTAAACTACGTATTTGTAACTTGCCAAGATGTGAATAACCTTCTTCTAGTTGTGCAACTAGGTCTTGCTCAAGCTCTGACATCTTCTCAAGTTTTTTCTTTGTTGGAGGTGTCATCAACTCGTTAATTTCATTTAATTGTGCTTTAAGTGGATCAGCAATGATATCAATTGTTTGCGGAGGACAACCTTCGGCACGTAATAGTTTCATTAATGAAAACTTATCTGGATCTTTGTAACCACCGTTGACAAACTCGTCAACTAGATCATGCACTGCACCTTCGATTGTACGAGTCTTATCTCGCATGTTTTCTTGTATAGTTTTACGAACAACTGGTTCTTTGGTATTATCTACCACCAATACAGGAGCTGGAGCAGTTCTATCGATTGCTTCTGCAATTTTTCGTTTTATAAATTCACTAACAGGACGTATACTACCCATTGTTCCAGGTAATGTTTGCCAGTATGCGTCATGATCTGGATGCATATCTGGCATACCTTGTCGTATACATCTTGCATATATGCTTGGATACACCATGCCATTGTGTCCATGACGTTTCATTGTGGCAATATCTTCTTTGCTATAATTGGTTTCTTTCATCCAGGCAAGTAAGTCAGGAAATATATCAATGGGCTTTTTCTCAGCATAATACCAATCAGTGGTTTTCATTTTATACCTGTGAAATGCCTGACCACTCATATCCAATGCAGTTTCCCAACTTGGGTCTTGTGCTTTACTGCGTTGCTTTCTTACCACTGGCTTCTTCTTACGAGTGCCTGGCTTTAATAAGTTTTTGCCTTTTGCCATATCTTGCTCCTATATCTAACTGTTACAAAGAGTATAACATGTATATAGTATATGTCAACCAAAAAGTTCCTAAAGTTTTTTTAGCCATATGTAAATAAAAGGTTGACTATATTCTATCTTGTGTTATAC